AAGAGATACTAGACCAACAGCCTGCTGCAATTCTGGGGCGGGCGATACAGAAAGCTATTGATGGCGGGTGGAACTGTTTCTACACTGACTTAAACAAATGGGACTGGCACTTAGGCGAAGGACGTATATATCCGCTTTTTATGTATTTCACGCCCAATGAATCTGTTGGGCTTATAGCGTATACGTCACAAAACTATGATGTCAACCGTGTCATCTTCAACCATGAATTTGCTAAGGCGCTGTGGCCATGGGATGACACGATAAAGTGTCCTTACTGTGATATCTGTTTAACCGGCTCACTTATGCACCCTAGACCCTGTCCATTTGGTGTAGCTGAGGTTTTCGCACAACCAATGTGGCAATATCACCTACAACAAATGGTAATAGCCGAAGATCCAATTAAATATCTAGGAGAGAATATATGAACAAATCTGTATTTTCTGTGGCCGACGTACGCAACGTCGCACAGCACATAAAGCTAACAGACATACTCGACACCTATCATCAGTTTTTAAATGAACATCCGGGTATTGTCGAATCATTAAAGCTGCCGCCAGATACCTTTAAAAGATTAAACCAGTTTTTTGTAGATGAACAACACGACCGCGAAATGCAAGGCATTAAATCTATGCCCTCGAAAGATGTTTGGCTTACAGACTTCTATGGCATGCGGGTAATTGTCGATCCAGAGATGAAACCTGGTACTTGGAAGTTTATAGGAAGTGGGGCAAAGGTATGACCAAGTATATTTGCGATTACTGCGGCGAACTATGGCCAAAGCATAGAATTACACTCACTAGACGCCCAAATGACGAAGATGTAGTCGCGGAGTTGTGCGATCAATGTCTAAGCGACATAAAGGCTCATATTGACCGGCATCTTTAACAAAGAAGGAGGAATCATGACTAAGAAGAAACGCCTATCAACTAAATACGCCATAAAGCTAGTCCGTCTAGACGAGAAAACAGGCACTGTACTACATGAACTAGCCGCCGGTCACGATGATTGGGGAAAGTTCAATAAAACAGACCTGCAGCCCTTTCTCGATGCCTTTGAAGAAAACGACCGTAACTTCGATGAAGGCCCAATCGAAAGAGAGAAGGCAAGACGCCGAGCCCTCCCCAAAGGGCATGTCCAACACCTGGAGATGTAGCATATTCGATCACACCTGCGATGACTGTATGTTGCCCGCCAATCATCTCGACCCGCCCGAGCTAAACGATATTAAAAGGTAGGAACCTCACACTAAAATGTTCCAACGCACCACAGCCACAGAAAAGATTCTATCCTTGCGTAAGCGTATCCAGGTCATTGCCGGGGGTACTAGCGCAAGTAAGACTATTTCTGCGCTCATGAAGCTTATAGACATGGCTCAATCAGACGATGTGCCTACCTTGACTAGTGTCGTTTCAGAGACCATGCCTCACCTACGCCGCGGTGCAATGCGTGACTTCTTGAATATCATGCAAGATCGAGGTTATTACAAAGATAGCGCCTGGAACCGAACCAACTTCATCTACACATTCGAGACTGGCAGCACAATGGAGTTCTTCAGCGCCGATAGTCCTTCTAAGACTCGTGGCCCTCGCCGTGATCGGCTGTTTATTAACGAAGGCAATAACATCAAATGGGAAGCGGCCGACCAAATGATGGTTCGCACGAGACAACTCATCATCATCGACTTTAACCCTACGAATGAGTTCTGGGCCTACGAGGAGATCATTCGCAACCCAGATCGTGATTGTGACTTCCTGACGCTCACCTACAAGGATAACGAAGCGCTCGCTCCAGAAATCATAACCGATATTGAAGCCCACAAATCTAACAAGAACTGGTGGAAGGTCTACGGTCTAGGCCAACTAGGTGAATCCGAAGCTATGGTCTACAAGGGCTGGAGAATGATCGATGAGATCCCGCATGAGGCCCGCTGTCTCCGCCGTGGGTTAGACTTTGGCTACAGCAATCACCCGAGTGCCCTAGGTGCGGTCTACTACTACAATGGCGGCTTTATTTTTGACGAGGAACTCTACCGCAAAGGCATGAGCAACCAAGACATTTACGACAAGGTAGAACTGCTCCCCTCGCCACAGAAGCTCATTATCGCAGATTCAGCTGAGCCTAAATCGATCGCTGAGTTGCAGATACTTGGGGCTAACATCATCGGTGCAAATAAAGGATCAGGCAGCGTGAGCCAAGGTATCCAATTCGTCCAAGCTCAGCCAATAAGCATGACTAAGCGTTCAGTCAACGCATGGAAGGAGTATCGCAACTACATGTGGTTAACCGATAAAGACGGAAAGATTACCAACGAACCTGAGGATGCATGGAATCACTTCCTGGACGCTATACGCTACGCTCTCGAACCCGAGATGCCTGTGAAGCGCCGTAAAGAAGAAAGAATGGTAACTGGTAATGTGGAGGCTTTGATCTACTAATGGACGGCATACAAATACTATTCGGTAAGCACGTAACTACTACCGAGAATACCGACGGCAGCAGCCAGATTGTCGAAGAACACATTAACCAGGGCGCCCGTAGCTATTGCGTACGTCGTACAACTGAAACAGTCATCATCTCAAATAACACACAGGTACTCTCCGAGTTCTTGAAGCTTATGGACCTAATCAAGGCTGACTCTAAGCTCTTTGACCCCGAATTTAAAGCCTGTATGGACAAGAAGAGTGGCAACTACTACAAGGTTTATCGGTCTTGGAGCGAGAAGGTTGTTGACTAAATACCGTTAATGCTATAATAAACGTATAACAAGGCGACCAAAGAACTCGGATCTTGAGCAAAGATCCGAGTTTTGAATTGCCCCTTCTCGATCCTGCCAAGCTCAACGACGACTATACGACCGCCAAGACGGCTATGAAGCCATACTGGGACCCGTTCGATGAGTACGAACGAATAGCCCGTAACAGGCCTCACCCTAAAGTAGTCGCTGCTAAATTACCCACTGTCACAGACGGCACTCTTGCTGGTGTTATTAGCGCTCAACCAAAGCGGGTTGTACAGCGCATCCCTACTGGCAACATTAAGAGCGTTGACCAGCCCGAGCTAGCTAAGATAGCTGACTACATCTGGGAAAACGAAATCATTCCCAACGCCAATACCAATGGCGACATGATCCAGAAGTCCTGGATCATGTTAGGTAAGGCCCTAACGTACGGCTACCAATTCTCATATGACTTCTTCAAAAACAGTGGCGATTATTTCGGCGCTGATTTCTCTATACCCTATGTTCGTGATCTTATCTTCGAACGGGGCAAGGTATATGGTCCTGACTGCAACAAGTTGTTCCTACGTCAGTGGTACACGCCCGGCGACATTCAACTGATCATAGACAAAGAGGCCAAGCTCGCGCGCCGTGCTAAGAAACGCAAAGACACCTATAGCGGAACATGGGACATCCAGAAACTTAAGAAGTTAGTCAAACAGGCTGAGAAGGCAAAAGATGCTGACGCTCTGACGCCCTCCGAAAAAGAGAAGTCTCCCGACGCTAAGCTCATTGAGATTGTCCATGCTTTCCAAGTAGGCGTTGGTGCCAAGTTCTACAGCTTCGCCCCAGACCTTCCCGATGACGAAAATATTGTGCGAACCAAGGTAAACCCCGATCCAAGGGGAAAGATGCCCATTAATTTCTTATATGCGGGCATCGACTTGTCTAACCCCCTCGGCCGTGGCTACCCCGAAATATCCGGTGGTATGCAGAACCTTCTCGACTCCGAGGTTCAGTCCTACCAGTTTATGCAGAAGCTCATGCTAGCCCCCCCGGTCATGAAGTGGGGCTCAAGCATTGTCAGCACGACTGTTAAGTATAAGCCTAACGCTGTATGGGACATGGGCGGCGACTCTAACGCCAAGATAGAACCTGTCAGCTTGAACACAGAAGCGATCAGTAACTTCGCTACTAACTATGGCCTCATGAAGAGTCAAATCCTTGCTCTAACCGGCAATCAGGACTCATCAGTAGGCGGTGGCAGTACGGGCGGTGCTGGGCAAAGCAAGACATCACGTGGCGTCAGCCAGCAAGAATCTAAGATTGGTTTTGATGACAACTACGTCCGTAAGCAATTTGAGGGATGGTTCCAAGATAACGCTGAGTCGATGATAAATATCCACTTCGCTGAATCGGACGGCGAACGCGAGATCGAGCTTACCGAAGATTACATCAAGGACGTCACCCCGGCTGCAGAATTACCCCCACAAGAGCAACAGGACATGCAATCTACTGTTCCGAGTATGCAAACTCCCGACAAGCAGCCAACGCCTACCGGGCCCTTCCAACAGACCCCGCAGGTCACGATCGACCCGCTCAGGCAACAGGCAACCGTAGCCTATGGCCAGATTAAGAGTAAATTTCGTTTTACTGTCGATCCTACCTCGTCCGAAATGATTGACGATCAGACCCAAGTCGAGAACCTCAACACCCTATTAAAAGAAGCATCATCTAACCCGTATCTCTATTACTACATGCTCAGCGACGGCTACCAACTCAACTTAGGCGAAGCCTACCGTCAACTCTTTAACAAGCTTGGCGTCGAGGAGATCGACAAGATCGTTACGAAGCTTCCAGATGGTGGTTCAGCTAGTTCAAACCAGCTCCGCGGGGTGATGAACCCGCTCTACGATAAGCCGAAGGTAGACATTAAGTATCCAGACTTGCCTCCGAGCGGCCAAATCCAAGCAGCGGCCAATGCCGGTATAACTCTCACCGAAGATGATGTTACGCAAGGTCCAGTACTCGACCCCAATATTCGTGGCGTATACCTGCCTCAGCCATCGCCTGATCCACGCAACCCTGAAGCTTCTCAGCCTTTGCCTCCAAACGGTCAGATCGAGTTGCCCAAGGGCGCGATGCTTGTGCCTAACCCTGGCGACCAGAATGGATTGCCTATGGCGCAGCAACCAGCACAGCCTGTCGCCCCACAGCAACCTGCTTCGCCACTACCCGCAACCCAGCCCACTGACCAAATTCAGACACAACCAGCAGCCCCACAGCAACCAGCACAGCCCCAGCTTAGCCCTGCCGACCAAGTGTTAGCTAAACAGTTACTCGCTGCAGGTTATTCATCTGAGCAAACGATGAACGCGATAACGCTACTCAACCACGGCTACAGCCATGCCCAGATTATGCATACCCTCGGCAACCCTCAAGGTGGCACAGCATGAACAACTTAACCGGAGACCGCAATGGATAGTGACATCACCCCAAACGATTCGGAAGCTCTAGGCGTTTACCTACCAGAAGAACAAACGGCAGTGAAGGACGCTGAGCGTGAAGAGACCAGCACCATAGCCTCAGCAGTCCCGATCATCGAAGAGTTACTAGAATGGTTCGATACACAGATAGCCGTATGTGACTCAGTCACCCAGGCCAAACTTACTGCCAAGACTAACAAGATTTCAATCGAAAGTGCTCTTAACGCTCACGATATCGTGCATCGGCTTCTAAAAGGCAAAAGAGACGAATTAGTCGCCCGTTTCGAGGCGCACATGGAAAGAGACAGTGATGGATCAGAAGAATGACCTACCACTCTTACCTAACGTCTCTATTGATACGACGTTTGACCCACATGACCACAACTATGTACAGCGGGGCTATTTCCTTGAGTGCGATGGTCAGTGTAAGGCGAAGCGCCCCCATGCTCAGAGCATTAAATCGGGAACGATGCTTATTGGTCAACGTGGCAATTGGCAATTGGTATCAGAGGGAGGCCTCATGAGAGCTGCAGCGTGAGAGTAGTTGCTTAGTTCAACTCATGGGCATGAGTTGAACTAAGGAGCCCCCCTCCGGACTTCCGATTGCGCACGTTACGCGTAGGGCAACCCGCACCTATAACTGCGGTGACAAAAAAGGAGAGCTAGATGGCCGATGAAGCCACCCCCGCAACTTCAGTAGATGAAGTAGCAATACCAGACGAAGCGGAATTAAACGCCGTAGACCCCAAAGAAACAGATACCCCTCCGGCCGAAGAGCCTAAGGGTGATGAAACAGAAGAGGGTGAACAGCCGCCTGAGAAAGAGACTCCTGAAGAGGCCGAAGAGGAAACTCCTGTCGATCCCAAGGAGCGCAATCGACGAGGTTACGCCGAGCGTACGAAGCTGAAAAGCCAAGTATCCGAAGCGTTAGCCCCTCAGCTTCAGCAGCAAACAGCTGAACAACTGGTAGAGCAGGGTGTCGATCCTGCCTTAGCAGAGATAGAAGCGCTCAAACAAGATATTGAGCATGAACGGTTCATCAATCAAGTCACCGAACTTAACTCAGGCCTTAACACCGACGCCAACAACGTAATGCGCGACTTCCCTGTCTTTGACGAGAAGAGCAAACAATACGACGCTGCCTTCACTGAAAAGGTCGAGAAACTCTACAAAGAGGCTGCGGGATTCAAGCTTGATCCCACAGGACAGTTCGTACTAAGTGCCAACCTATCTCTCTACGATTTTTACCAGCAAATGGCCGAGTTCCGCGGAAGCGGTGTCAAACAAGGTGCAGTAGAAGGCCAGAAAGCAGCTGAAAAGATGCTTGCCTCTGCCGAATCGCCTACCTCAACAGCACCTGCAGGTAAAGAAGAGGATGATCCATTTCTCGCTGGACTGACCGGAAAACGTACCAACAACACTGGTTAGATCACGAAAGGATAGCTCACCATGGCTCAGAACTATGCATCCAAGTACCAAAAGACTATCGACGAAGTATTTCGCCTTAAGTCAGTAACGACAGACATCATCAACAAAGGTATCCGCCTCGATTACCAAGGCGTAAACGCAGTCAGCATCTATGGCGTATCAACCGTCGTTGAAGGCAACTACGTCCGTAGCGGTACCAACCGATTCGGTTCACTCGCTGAGCTCGACACGACCAAGGAAACATTTACTCTCTCGCAAGATAAATCTTTCACTTACTCGATCGACCGCGGTAACCTCGAGGACTCGATGATGGTGACTGAAGCCGGTTCAACACTGAAGCGGCAAATCGAAGTTGTCTGTGTGCCAAATACTGACATCTACCGTCTTACGACTCTTGAAGCATATGCCGTTGCAAACAGCCAGACTGCTACAAACAGCGGCACGACTACAACTGCAAGCACTGCCTACACCAAGATTCTTGACATGCAAAGCAAATTGGACGACCTATTTGTACCGGCCGAAAATCGCGTACTCTATGTCACCCCAGCCGTCTTGTCATTCCTAAAACTCGACACCAACTTCATGAAGGCATCAGAAATCACCGAAGGCAAGCTCATCAATGGCCAAGTAGGTGAAGTAGACGGTGTCCGCATCGTTAAGGTGCCTACCTCTTACCTGCCTGCTAAGACCGAATACATCCTCGTTCATGAGGAAGTGCTGATCGCTCCCCACAAGTTTGACACCTACCGCATCTTGAAAGAAGTGCAAGGTGTCGATGGCTGGGTAGTGGAAGGTCGTCGTTACTTTGACGCATTCGTCCCCACTAACCGCGGCAAGGCTCTCATCGTTAGCCTATCCGCCTAGCAATTAATCGAAAGGAAACTAGATATGTCAGAAGTACCACAAGGCCCCGGCCAGTCTGAAATGACGGGAGCAATAAAAGACCGTCGTTTGCCCCAGCGTCCCGGCCTTTACCGCGATCCAGAAAGCGGTAAAGAGCTAGAGGTTACTCACCCGAGCGGAGCAGATGCGCTGCATCGTTTGGGCTGGCGTCTCGTTGAGAAAAAGGCACAAGCCTCGACTCAGGTTTCCGATCCAGATGGCATAGAAGATGAAGATGATGGTGACGACGGAGAGACAAACGACGTCTATAAAAAGACGACGCTCGCTAACGGGAAGGTCCGCTATTACAAGAATGGCGTACCTGTCGCCAAGGCAGTCTACGATGCCGGTTCACCCGCCGCATAAAACATAAGAAAGGGTTTCTATTATGGCAAACTACACAAACACCGATGGCCAAACAGCAGTCGATGTTGTCGCTAACAAAACGCTTGCACTCGCCGATTGTGGCATCGTGCAGGTGGTCAAGCTTGACGCGATCACAATTACTCTTCCTGCAACAGTTGCAGGGGCATATTTCCGCATTGTTAATGGCGGCGTGCCCGTATCTAGCGGTCCCACAGGCACTGGCTCCAATGGGCAGGTACTCGTCACTGTGGCGCCAAACGCCTCTGACCAGATCGCGGGTCTAGGCTTCACTGCGGCAGATAACAAAGCAGCTCTGAATACCAAAGCTACCGCGAATGTTGGCGACTTCATCGAGTTGGTAGCTGACGCTACCAACGGCTGGGTAGTGACTAGAGCCAAGGGCGTTTGGGCAAGGGCTGCTTAGTATGAGCGGCATGAATCCTGGCTTCGCTAAGTACCAGGCATCGCGGAAATCAGCGAAGCTCAATCCTACTGTCACTCCGATGAATAGCACTGCTCCGAAGGCTCCTACGCCTGCCACGATCAAGGGTAAGCCAGCCGTCTCAGCTGGTAGGCCAAAAAAGGTATCAGCTAGTAAGAACATGGCTAGAGCCGGTTCGGTCAAGCTCGGTACTACTGTCCACCCAGCAGGCCAAGGTGGCCACGTAGGGCACCCGATCTACTAATGAGAATAAACGTCCAATTTGAAGATGGACCATTAAGAAAGGATCAACATATGGAAGATTTAGTTAGACAACTTACTGATCTCCTAGCCGCAGCACAGGCAGTACTTGCAGCAGCAAGCGCCCAGCCAGCCGCTCCAGCTATCGACCCAGTACGCGCAGCCGTACAAACGGTTCTCGTAAACGAAGGTTGGAACGCTCCGGAGGATGAATCAACACCCGACGAAGCTGCTACCGACACCCCGGCTGAAGTCTAGCAAGCACCTGGGGAGGAACTGGCCCACCCTCTCCATTAAACGTAGAAAGGAAACGATATGGGAGAACCCTTAGGCTCAAATGGTAATGCCATTGCTACCGTACCGGTAGGAATACTGAATGACTGCTGGGATCAAGCGGCTCATGCCTTCCGTACAGAATCATCATATGCAGTAGCCTCAAAGGCAGTCACCTATGCAGGTGGTACGACAAACGATCCTGGAGATTTTGACGGTACTGGCAACCCGCAAACTTTGTTTAATGTCAGCGGACAAGTATTACTCGCGATCATTGCAGTTTGTAGCACATCATTGACCGGCGCCTCCGCAACCCTAGCGGTTGGTAAAAGTGGCTCAACAGCTCGCTACATACCTTCGCAAACAGCCACTAACATCACAGCCGGCAAGACTGTCGATATCACTGGCATCGTTACGGCCGGTACAGCGCCAAACACTACACCAAACCAGGTAGGTTTCGATACAGAAGCAGTCATAGCTACAGTAGGCACGGCAGACGTCACAGCCGGTGTGATAACTTATTACGCCTTCTGGAAACCACTGAGCGTAGGGGCTCAGGTCGTAGCAGCGTAGGTTTGACATGGCAAAAATAGAGTTCAAACGCGGCGACGGGATCACTCATTTCTTTATCATCCCTACGGCATCATGGAGCGCGGGAGGTAAGCTATTCTTTGCCGCTAAGGCTTCGGTTGACGA